TAACTGTTTCTGCCGGGGGTCACATAATGGGAACCGGCCTCATTCTGAAATACCGCAACCTCCCTTCCGTTTACCGCAATATAGCCCCGGTTTGCGTTGCTGCCTAAATAATAGGTGTACCCAAAATAGGTTCCCGCCATCACCTGAAACCCATCGATGGTCACAACATGGGTATTGGTCGAAATGTCATAGGTCTCTGACCAGTTGATTTTTCCGGTCATACCCTTGGTTCCCGTAATTACACGGGAACCGGTTTTTCCTTGCGTCATATTTCCTCCTTACCCCAGATAGTAGCACGCCGTCCGTGCAGAATCTGTTCCATTGGTGTAGTCCTCCAGCCGGGCATGTTCCCCCACATTCAGGTAATTGCGCACCGTCACATCTGCGGCAACCACACCGCCGGCATTGGCCTGCAATATGGTCTCCCCGGACCGGGTGACATACATACCGGTGTTATCCAGCAGATTTTCCATTTCCTCACCGGATTTGCAGATCCGCAGGCCGTTCTCTCCAAAGGTATATCCCGTCTCCGTCTCCACCCGGGAAACACCGTCTTCCCGGATCGTCTGCACCGAAATTGCCAGTTCCTGGGCGGTCTGGGAAAGGGCGGTCTGCTGGGTCTTCAGTGTCTCCATCTCCGTCTGCTGATTGGACACATTGGTGATGATACCCTCCACATGCATTTCCAGCGAGGCCACCCGGCCTTCCGTGTCCGCATTTTCCGCTTTGATCCCTTCCACATCGGTGCGCAAATTCAGAATCTTCCCGGAAAGCGCCCGATAGCTCTGTTCATTCACAGCAGAAGTGCTGTCCCGCCGGGCCGTACCCATACATTCCAGGGTATCTTTCTGTCCACTGCGGCTGCGCTGCATAATGTAAGAGGAAATTGTGTTGCCATTTGGGGTCGTAATCGTCACAATCTGCCCGGGCTGTACATCCAAAGAAGACGGTACCGTCACTTTGCAGGGTGTGTAGCGCACATCTTTTAGCTGTGAATATAATTCCTGTGCCACCTTTTGCAGCGCCTCAGGCTCTTCCGCCGTCAGCAATCCATTTCCGGTCAAAATGTAAGCATGGGTCCCGCTGTTCGGCCAGACCACCCCCACTTCCTCCTCTGTCCGGCGAATTTGCACTTTCTCAATGGCTTCCGTCTGAAAATCCCCATAAGAGAGGCTGTTTTGGTAGTAAAACCGATCTCCGGAAGGGGCGATCCGGACATCCGTGTCTGCATACCAGGCCAGTTCAATCTGCCCATCCACCGTTGCCCGGCAGAACCGTCCGCAGGCCTCCGCTACCCATTGCATCAGCTTCCGGCCGGTGATCCCACCGGCCTTGAATTTTTGCACCATGAAATCCCCGTTGGGAATGCTGCTGTTTTGAAGGGTCAATCCGCAGGCCTGACATACGGATTTTGCAAATTGATACAATGGATACGGCCACATGTCCAGTTCTCCCAGCCAGATGCTCAGATCCCGGTCCAGCCAGCTTACCCGGTCATACCCCGTCCATTTTCTGGTGTTTGCCGTGGCAATTTCCGGTTTTTCCATGGTAAACAGCCCTATCTTCCGCCGCAGTCCCTGATCGTTCTCCTGATACAGTGTCAGTTCCTGCCCTGCCTGGATATCCAGCGGATTCTGGCCCGACAGCAGCTTCACTTCCAGCATTCCGGCACAGGCAGACCCCAAAAACAGCTGCTGTCCCTCATTCACCGATTGGGTCAGCCGGACACTTTCGATGGCCCACCCAGCCCCTGCACCGGAAGAGATTTCTCCGCTATCCGGCAAGACCAGTATCGATTTTCCCATTTGCTCCTCCTAACACTCAATAATGGAAAAGCCGCAGTTTTTCCAAATCCCCTTACCGGCATGGAACCAGGACAGGCTGTACTTTGACCGATAAGCCGTACAGGTAACGGTTTTCGACGTATCCAGCCGGTCCGGGTGTCCAAAGGTGAAGGTTCCGCTCTCCGGAAACAGGCCTTCCAAATAGCTGCGCTCCTGCTCCGTCAGAAAGGCATAGGAAAAGCTCCATGCCCCCACCTTATGCCGCACAATATGGCGGTGCATATATCCGCTTTCGTCCCGGCCTGCATCCGCGCTGTCCAGATCTTCAAAAGAAAACCCCACACCCTCGTCGGGCATCAGCATGGGTTTTCCGTCAATTGTAAATAACGTTGTCGTCGTCATGATCATCCTCCCTGCATAGTGGCAACCCTATGCTGATAGCGCATTGCCGCCTGTCCGATCACCGTATCCCCCACTTCGATCTCCGCAATCGTCCGGCGGGTGGCTCTCTGTTCCTCCAAAAGCGCCTGAAACCCGGCCATCATCGCCTGCAGCTGCTCTTCCATTACCAGCGCAACCGCCTCCTGAATGGTCGACAGCGGTGCTTCCACGTTGGTGCCGTGCTTTTGATCACCCACCACCGCCAAAAACGGCTTGTTGGCCGGCAGCACCGCGCCTTGCGCCAATTGGGGCAGTTTCGGAATCGGCGCCCGCCAGCTGAGCCATTTGAAGGGTTTGATTCCCAATATCTCCAGCTGATTGATGGATGCCAGTGCCTTGTTCAGGCCGTTGAAGGGAATGGTCACCACATCGTTGATGCCATCAATCAGCCCATTGACCATCGCCTTAAACTGGCTCAGCGTACCCTCTCCGATCCCCTCAAATGCCTGGCCGCCAGGCGTGAACGCTTGTTTTACGGTCTGCCAGATACCGGCAAACCGGGTCGCAATATGCTGAGCCAGCACATCCAAAGCCGTCTGCATATCGGCACTGCTCTGGGTGTTCCCCTGAACCAGCTTTGACCAAAGCCCCTGAAATGCGCCGGAGATCGGTGTGATCACCTGACCCTGCACCCAGCTGGAAGTATTGCTCCAGACCCCCTGCATTTTGGCAAAGGCATCTGTTGCACCGATACCCGCAGTGTCCCAGCCCGCGCGCAGCACCGGCAAAAGGTCTTTCAGTGCTCCAAGTCCCTGCCGGACCGTTTCCGCAGGCCCTCCCAACAAGGAAAGCGCCAGGCCAAAAGCCTGCGATCCGTCCCCAGCCAGACCCATAGCCTGGGCAATGCTTTGCAGCCGCCCCAAAAAGCCGTTCATTTGGGGTTCTTCCCGGGTAAACCATCCGCTGATCTGCCCCAAAGAGTCCACCAGCTTTCCAACACTTTCCGGCACCGTCTCCTGAGAGATCTTTTTCAGCGCTGCCGCAAAGTTCTCGACCTTTTGCTGCATCTCCTCCAGTCGCTTCTGTTCGGCTGTTTTTCCCACCACCGTAGGTTCTTTCAGCCGGTTCAGCTGGTCAAAGGCGGCCACGGTCCGTTTCACCGCTTTTCCGGTTCCGGTTACCGCTGTCTTTGTCTGACGCATGGCTACCTTCATGGCACTGCCCACAGCCGCAAATGCTTTCTTTATTTTTCCGGCCATCTCTCCCAGCAGTGCCCCCAGATTCCCCAACGCATCCTGAGCCTGCTCTGCAGCCGAGCCGGCTGCATCCTCATCCGTATCGAATACGATCCGTATTTGATTTTCCTTCACGTTTTTTCACCTGCCAATCCGATCTTCTCATTGCAAAAGCGCCTGTATCCGTTCCCGTTCTCTGGTTTCCTCCCGGGAAAGACGTTTTTGCAGTTCTACTGTTTTCCGGTTTTCCCGGTAGTAGTCTTTTTCCCATTCCTCTAATTTTTTCCCTCTGCTCAGCTTGTCGCGAATGGCGACCACCGCAGAAAGCTGCCCTTCTCCAATGGCATGAAAATAGCCTAAAAAGGTCCACCAATGCAAAAATGGCAGCGCCCGGATCTCCTGCCCTGCCACCTTGTTCACATCCGCCACGATCAGCGCCGCATCCTGCTGCCAATCCAAAAGCTTTCGCCGGGGAGGGCTCCTGTCTTCCGTTCCGCCGTTGAGAAACCGCACAAGATACAGCGCCGCCTCTTCCCAATGGTCCTGGGGAATCTCTCCCTCAAAGAACAACCCCAGAGCGATCCGCCACTTAACAGACTCCGGTAGATCCGGGTCTTGGAAGTAGGAAAAAATCTCTAAAATATCCCGATAATCCCCATGGATTTGGTAGGTCTTCCCGGCGATTACCGCCTCCACGGGCAGTTCCCAGCCGGTCATACCTGCCCTTCCCTGCGCTGTTTTGCCTTTGCCACAGCGCTCTGCACCTGATGCTGGGCGTAAGCCTGTGCGCCCTCCAGTAAGATCGGCTCTAACGCGGAAAACAGATTTGTAATCACTCTTTGGCCGTTCCGGGCTACCGCCAGCAGGTTTACCCCACCTAAAATCTCCTCAAAGCTGTTGGGAGGGCCAAAGATCCAGTTCAGGATCTCCTTCAGTTTGGTGTCTGCCCGGCGCATCTTCCCGATTGCATCTTCGCCATCTTCACCGTTTTGCGCAAACTCCTTCTCCAGGTCCGTAATGCGCTGAACCGCTCTCAAAAAGCGGTCATACAGGTTGGGGTCTGCCGGGTTCATCCGAAGGATACCATTTTCATTGATCCGGTACTCCCGGATTCCGCTGTCAAAATGAATTGTCTGCATTCTGTTCCTTTCCGGAGCCGGGAAGCTTCCCGGCTCCTTTTTTTGCTTTACGCAGCAGTAAAGGTCTTGGTCTCCACCTGGAACGTACCGTGTACCTTTTCACCGGTATAGTGCAGAGTAAACGGGATCTGATAGCCGGTGGTGTCTCCGCCGTAACTGGTAATTTCGATAAAGGCGGTCTCCCGGATCGCAGGATAGCCGCCCCCCTGGGCGCTTTCCCACAGCTTCACCTCTACCACATCGGTCTTCAGGTCGTCCAGCACTAAGTTGCCATCCAGGATGCCCTGCAGCCGGGCAAACAGCGCAGAGCCTTCTTCCGCATAGTACGGTTCCACACTGGCCGTCTTCTCATAGCCGGAGATCAGGATGCTGGTCTGGCCAAGAATGTTCTTCTTGGTGTCCACCTGGGCAGACAGTTCCGGGCTGTACTCCTCCAAATCCTTACCCAGACGCTCGTACGCATTTTCAGAATCCTTTCCGGTGTTGATAAAATGCGCCAGGTATTTTCGTTCAATTTTTGTCATCGTATCACCTCAAATATACTTTTGTAAAATCCGCAGACAGGCGCACCACATACATAGCTGTTCCTGTCTGATTGGCCCTGTAAAGCTTTCCAGCTTCCGCACGGATGTACTCCCGCTCCGGCACATCGCCAAAATGCGGTGCCATTCCTGCCTCACTTTGACTCTGTACCCAATTCTGAAAGTCCAGAAGCCATTGGGCCGTCACCGGGCTGTCCTGCTGACCGGTACATACCCGATACAGCGCAAAGTGATAGCGGTTTTCCGTCACCACATTGCCGGTAATGTCCTCTCTCCGGCGCAGCAGTTCCAACCCCCGGGGGAAAAGTCCCGCATTTCCGGGGACAGCATGGGTGTAGTCCACCAACAGCGGCCCTGCCTGGGCCCATTGGGGATACGTCTGCAGCCAGCTTGCAACCTTTTCCAGATCCGTCATTTTCGTCCAGCCTCCACATGGCAGAGTTTTCCTTCCCAGAAATATGGCGCAACATAGTTGACCTCTCCCAGCCCAGGGAGCGCCGCAGGCAGAAAACTCGCCCACTGCTGTGCCGTAATTTCAGGCCCAATGCCTTCCATTACCCGATCTCCCACAAACACAAGTTGCTCCTTTCCGGGCATCACCAGCAAAAAGGTTGTCTGCAGCTGCTCTCCGAAAGCATTCACATTCCGTTTCTGCTGCCATTGCAGATAGCAGCCCGGGATCACCTGCCGCAAAATGCGCCCTGCTTCCAGCCGGTAAAGGGTCACCACCTGCGTACACAGACTATAGTCCGGTGTCATCCGCCTTCCACCCCCCGGTAGATGTCCAAATGCGTGGCAGCGCCTCTGTACAGCTGGCGGCTCAGCACCTTATCCCCGGCATTGATGCCGCCATAGTGTACCGACACAGCGCCCACTCTGGCAGACGAAATGCCGCCCCGTCGTTTTGCATGGCTGTAAAGCACCTCTGCCATGGCGCAAATGGCCAGCTTCTGTGCCTGTTCGCCACCGTCCACCCGGTATGTACACTTGAGATGCTCCAGGATCCGCGCAGCCTCCGCTGCCGCCTCGGGGAAAGCGGCCTCGGAAATGGCGCTGCCCAGATACCCGTTCAAGTAGAAATCATAATCAACCACAGGCAGCGCCTCCCGCTTTAGCCTTTCGCCGCAGTGATGGCGATGTCCTTCAGAACAGCCGCCTTCAGCGTATTCTTCAGTGCCACACCCGCAACCAGTTCCACTTCGCCGGTCTTCACCGCACCGGGGGCATTGGGATCGGGCATGTAGCAGCAGATCACACCGCTGCCCTGGGGAGAGATGCCGTGGAAGCCATCCAGACCCAGAGAAACCGCGTAGATCGCGGTCTTGCCTGCAGCGCTGGTCTCTACCACATCAGCAATGGTGGAGCCGTTGTAGTACTTGCCCATATCCACCATGGGAATGCCCGCATAGGTCTCCACCACACGGCCAAAATCATCCTGAGAGCGCTCGTAGTAACCGGCACGGCGGGCAATAGAGCGCAGCTTCACCAGCATTGCCTGATTCATCAGCAGCAGAGAGGGCGTACCGTCCAGCACGCTGATAAAGCTGTCCATTTCATCCAGAAAAGCGTTGTAGTTGCTGTCCAGCTCTGCGGAAGAGGTCAGGCTCACCTGGCTGGTCAGCTCGTTGGCTGTACCGGAAAGCAGCTTCTTCAAGCCGTCAAAGGTGCCTGTCACATAGCCCTCGCCGGAAGCAGCACTGGTACCGTTGATGGTCAGATTATGGAAGTAGTTGGCGGTTGCCTTGATCTTCTGCTCCGCCTGGAAGGCCATTTCATCTGCCGCACCGGAGGTGTTCTGCAGGACTCTGTCGATCTGGAAAGAGCCGCCCATGATGATGGCATTGGTGGTCTTCTTCTCCCGCTTGGCCTCACCGGGGCTGTATTCTGCGTTGATGGTACGCACCGATGCGGTGGAAGGGGTCTTCAGCTGAATGTAGCCGTAGGTCAGGGTACTGCCGCCGGTACCGGGGGCGATGGAGTTGTCGAAGGTCAGCTTATCCAGCAGCAGAGAACTGCGCCGGAACATATCCACGATCTGCTGATCCACTTTGTCGGCCATGCCGACCTTTGCTTCTGCCAGAGTAATTGCCATAAATATCAATTCCTTTCATATTTTTCTCGTAATGCGCCTGCCAAAGAGGCAGGGCTGTCTGTCCGGTCCTGCTCCTGCAGGCCGGTTCCCCTTGCATAAGGGGGCGGGGTCTGAGGCATATCGAACAGGTAGCCACACTCTGCGCGCAAAGATTGCACCGCCTGTTCTGTTGCCTGCCG